TGCCGTCTTTGTCTTTGTAAAAGAAGATACTCATAATTCTGTTTGGGAAATCTTTATATATTTTTGATATAGCGTAGAAATAAAGCAATAACTGAGGGTCGTTTTCTAACTTTTTATAATCTTTTACTTGACCTGTAGTCCAGTCCATCCTACGACCACTTTTCCAGTCAACAACTTCGATTGTATCATCTGAAATCAGCGTTGTCAAGTCAATAGTACCCTTGATTGCCAATTGACCTTTTACGGTTTCTCCATCAATTTCATACTCAAATTTAGCCCAATCTTCTTCAATTGGTATATCAAACTGAGCTTCTGGGTGATAAATATTTCTTTGTCTAGGATCGAAAAGGCTATCTGAATGATTTAGGAAAGTAAATACGGTATCTCTAACAACCTTTCTGTCTGCTGGATAAAATTTATGAATTGACCCTTTTGCGTAGTCCGTAACCGCCAGTTCGCACATCTTCTCTACAAAATCATCTGTGTACAATTCATCTTTAGGTATTCTAATTTTACCGCACTTATCATCTTCAATAACCAAGTATTTCCTTTTAGGGTTGTCCTGTTGGAATTTTTTAAGACCGGCAAGTATTTCCATGACCTTGTGCGCCATAGTTCCTAGATCTGCTTTTTTATTACTATCAGACCTATGCCCTAAAACATAGGTTAGAAAGTATTGCATTTGACAGAAATCATAGTTGTTATAGCTTGACGATCTGATATAAGTTACAATCATTCAATTTTCTCCAATAAAGATTTGACTTCAGTTATAGTATCCTGAATAGTCATCTCTCTATTGTCAAGCACATGCCAGAAGTTACTATGATCATAATTATCTGCGTCTAGCGCAGTTTCACTGTCGTGATTATCATCATAAACATCCCTCTCTAACCTCAACACTTTGCCACCAGCTTTATTAATGGCTTCAACTTCATTTGGAAATCTGACATCTGCTATAATAGCAAGATTGCTATTCTCTTTTGTGATTTTATTTATACATGCATTCGCCCAAACATTTGGATGAATCTTGCGCATGATATCAGTTCCAAAAAACTGCATGAACTCACGCGCTGTCATTTCGCCTTCACGCCACTTCCAGCTTTTCTTTGCGTCTATAGGCATCTTTTTCATCAGCTTCATGTTTTGAAACCGTGGCATGTCTTCCCAACGAATATCAGAAAGGGTCTGATTCTTTTGCTCGTCTGTTCCATATGCCTGTTCGTATGTAAACCCAAATAGGTTTATGCACATGTCTTTTACAGGTTCAGCAAAATTATACAACTTAACATAAGGCCACATATTATAGTGAGCGTACTCTATAAACCTCTCATCTTTGCGTTCAACATCGAACTCGCCCCAGTTTCCATCGTGTTGCGAATCCATAGTTTTAATAATTAGCTTGCCTTTGTCATTGACGTTAAAATCTTTAACTAAGTTGTTAGCAAGTAAAATCTGTCCATGAATTATATTAGCAATGGTGGTTTTTCCCGATTGCTTTTTGCCAGAAATCCCTAAAATCATTAATACATACCCTTTAAATCTGAAAGAACGTTATCTTGTATAGCTTGTATTGACATGTCACCAATATCTTTACCCACAAACTTTGGGAATTTTAAATTGAATGACCTAAATAATTCTCTTTGTATTTTTATCTTTGACTCTCTGCCAGCTTGGTCGTTGTCTGTCAATACAACCAGCTTTGTTGCACCACTTTTGAGCAATAATTCTTTTTGTTTGTTGGATACGTCTTTGCCAAAAAGTCCAACGCAATTGGTGACTCCAGCCTCATACATTTTCCAAACATCACCTTGCCCTTCTACCAGAAAGAGAGTAGCGGTTTCTAAAGATCTAACTAATGCTTTGTCATAATTATATAAATAATTTGCTTTCTTAAAACCTTCCGAAAACAAATACTTTGGCGACTGCCAAGGCTTAGTAGCTCTAGCTATGAAACCGACTTTCTCTCCTTGGTAAAATACAGGGATAATTGCCCTGTCCTTCATTACTGATCCTCTCTCTATGCACTCCTCAACACTAAAATGTTTAAGAGTATTGGTATAAAAACCTCTGGATTCAAAATAAGGCGAGTTCCCGCAGGTTCGTATATCCTCTACTATTATAGAGCTAAGTGTGGTATTATCCTTAAAGATTTCCACAATTTCACTAAAATCTTTGTAAGGATCTTCTATTTTTTCTTTC